AAAATCTTTAACATCGCGCATGTGTGTATGCATGATGTGTTGAATAGTATGACCAGTGTGATCTGTGTTTACATTTTCATTTAAATCACGTGTCTTAACATCGTTGTATAAACTTTGTAAACGATCAACTAGTCCTTCGTGTACTGTTGTGCTTTGACGTAGTGTATTGTTGCCTGGGCTGAAATGTGGATTTGATCCGCCTTTGCTGTTCATGTCGTCACCTTTCATAGTAACAGCATCAACTCCGTGAACATGTGCGCCTGCATCACCATGAGCACTATTGCCCCAAGTTTCTTTGTCATCGCCCATTGTTTCTTCAAATTCATCACCGAACAATGGTTCGCCATGCTCTGCACCATGATGTGGTTGTGAAACTTCGCTATTTTCGATACTGCGTAAAATATTCATCAAATCTTTAATACCACCGGCACCTGATCCATTCATGCTAACATTCATAGTAACAGAGTCTTGTTGTTGGGGTTGACCCATTGGGGCACCAATCATTACACCACCGCATTCTTCAATTCCTGGGCCGTCATCTTTAGTCGGTGCAACTGGTGCGCCTTCTTCAATGGCTGTCATTTTTGCGATTAAATCTTTTAATTCCATTATCTTGCCCCTTTGATTGGATCTACATGTTTTAGTTTAGTAAACAAGTTTGTAAATTTCTTTGTTTCAACTTTTACTTGTTTACCAGGAGTTTCCTTACTGTGTTGAGGAGCGCCTGTGGCTAAAATTTCATCATTGTAGCCTGTGTATTGTGTACCTTGATGCTTTTCTTTGTTTAGTTCTTTCAAGAAATTCATCTTATGTGTTTCATCTACTAGATTACTATGGTCACTAGGTTCTTGTTCAGATCCGACTAATGCTTTTCCTGTGCGTTCGTCATTAGCATGATTAATTTCATGCTCACGTTCTTCTGCAAAACTCTTAACTTTTACGTTGGCATGTGCTAATCCTAGACGATCCGCAACCATATCACGTATTTGCAAGCTAGTTGCTGGGTAATCTGTAGTAACATCAAAAATAGTCATTCCGACATTTTTGTGTTCTGGAAATTCTGATTGGCGCTCTTGGATAGGTGTGCTTTTTCCAGCACTTACACTACCTACATGGAATTGTTGTAATGCAGTCTTTAGTTGAGCTGAACAATCCTTAGGGCAATCTCCGGCAATTTTGACCTTAAATTCATAGATCTTTTTGCTTTCTGTTAAGTATTCTTTAAATGATTTCATAGTTGGATCCTAGTAGTGTATTTATTTTAAATTCTTCAATTTTTCCAACAAGCTGTTGCGATCTGTAACAATAACACCGTCTCCTGGAATTGTAACGCTGTCATCTACTCCAAGCGCATCTTGATCCAGTTTCTGTTTTTTCAACTGTAAATCGATCATTTTTAATTTTTTATCAAGTTTTGCACTTTTAGCACTTATAGCATGTCCTAGCATACTTGCGGCAACTTCAAATAATCTACCACTGTATCTTGCTTCAACGTTCATGCCTAAGTCCATAATATCTTCGTAAGCATCTTGGGCTTTTTGTGCAAGAGTATCTAATTCAGCATCTCCAACATCGCCCAAACCGGTTACTTGCGGAAGTGCAGCACTGATTTTATCGTATTCGCTAATATTGCGAATAAATGGTGCAGCTACTTCAGCCTTGGCTTGTTTCTTTTCTTCCTGCTTAACAATTTTCTTGCTTTCAGGTAAATTTAAGATCTCCTCTAGCTTCTTTGTCATTCTTATTCCTTTTCTACCCAGATATTTTAAACCTGTAATATTGTGAGTTTTTTGTAAAGATATATAGTCATACATTTACTTATGCTTAGACTTGGCTGAATATATCATTTTCGTTAAGAACACGAAACTTTATACCCTGCTGTTTGCACCAAAGTTGAGCACTGGCCCATTTGGCTTGATTCTTAACAAATTGTGCTTGGTTGTATTTGTTTTTACCCACACGTTCTAATAGTGTTTGACTTGCGGGTTTAATTTCTATCAGCTCAGTTAAAATGCGGCCTTGTTTGTCTACATATTGAATGAAGAAATCTGGTACATAAACTGTTTGTCTGTTAGTTAATGGATCTTTGTAAGGGATTTGTACTGCTTCGCTGGCCCATTTTTGTATGGACTTATTAGTATCGCAAAAATTCATGAAAGTATGCTCCCAACTACTACGATATATAGGCACCTTAGTACCTACATATTTTTCAGGGTGCTTCATTACGAATTTGCCACGAGCGAACTTTGCCATAGATTATACCAGTATGTTTCGGCTTTCGTAACTATCAGTGGCAGGTTTAACTCGATAACCTAGTAAACTAGTTTTTTCTCTAGTAGTGTTTAACACTTGTGTAATAACTTGACTAAGTTGTACATCTGTTAAACCTTTTAAACTGTCTAACAATGCAAAAACATTTACACTTTCCTGTCTAGCTTGATTTAACAATGTAATAGCGATACTGTTTGCACTATTAGCATCGAATCCACGTTTAACAAAAAAACCTACTACTGCATCTATTTGTTCAGCTGGAAAACTTACTGTCTTTGTAAAAAAATTATCAAAGAATGTTTTTACACTTTTTGTGCCTGTTGATTGTTCTTGTGGTAAATTAGTTGCCATAATTAATCACTCCACCCTGCGCTTGGATCATAACTGTCTCCATAATATGAACTAGCTGTGTCAGCGGCTTGATTGTCATCTGGTTGCGGGGCATCTGAAGAACTGTCACCGTTACTAGAACTATCATCGGATCCTGGAAACAAAGCATCTGTTACCCCGCTTACAGCACTGCCGATAGCACTACCAACGCCGCTGATCGCACTGCTGATACCACTTACTCCGCCCAATGCGTTGAATGCCGCAACTCCTAAACCAACTGCGGCTATACCTGAAACAACGGGTCCCAATGCACCACTTGTATTTTGATTCTGATTAACCGAATTAATTGCGTTTGCCAGTACTCCTGGTGCTAATCCGGTAGTATCAAAACTTTGAACAAAACTAGGATCATTAACTGTTGGATCTGGATTTGCACCTACTAGCGGACTAGGAGTAGTGTCATAGTGCGAATTAGACAAGCCAAACCCTTCAGGATCGCCTGAGGAAACTGCTCCTACAGTAAACGATACACTTTCGTAGGCCAGTTTCATATCAAAATCATGAACACCTTGGTCACTGTAGGAAACTTTATTATAATTCCAACTTGTAACTAATGGGTTTACTAAATTATAGCAGACATATTCATGTCGGGCCATTTGATAAATTTTAATATAACTAAAAAACGGTGTAGTGCTACCATTATCGAAACCATATGGATTAGGCATTGCGGCCGCATAATTTTGCATAGCGTTACGTGCGTATGCTCCTGGATTAGTTGCAGTTCTAGAATCTGCATAGTAATAACTCCAGTATGCTTGCCATAGATGGTTAGTTAATCCCATGTTATCGTCGTGGAATTTAAGACCAATATCGCCATACTTGGCTCTATATTGCACTACTTTTTTACGATTGTATTGATTTAATACTTCCGTGTCTACGTTAAAACTTGGTAAGTCAATATTTTTAACCAACATGTTAATTTCTTGACCATATCGTTGGACTAGCTGTGCAGATTGTAATGCCGCTGTGTTAAGACCAAATGCTACATGGAATAAGAAACTGCTTTTAGGTGCTAATCTAAATTGATCAGCATTAAACAAGTTGGCGGCATGGCGCCAGTCTTTCAAGATAACTTGTTGACCGTTTAACGTGTTAGTCGTATCTAGTTTTGGGGTGCCGGTGAATGCCATACTAATATTTATCGAAAATATTAACTGCGTACTTAATGATTAGTCAACAAAAAGTCCACCTGAGTGGACTTTAAGTATTATGAACCTAATGTGTTGTTGCTTGAATTTGCACCAGGTGTCATCACTGGAGTAGATGCTCCAAGTGCTCCGCCTGTTGTTTGTACAGCGTTGTCAAATTGAATACTTAATTCGATTACTACTGGCTCTTGACCTTTATAATCAAGAGCTGACCAGTTTGTACTTACTAAGTAACAACCATAACAAATCCATGTTTCAAGAACGTTAGGTGTGCTTGTTCCGTTACCACCGTCCAACATTTCAATACGTAATGTGAACTTGTAGTCACCAGCTGAAGCTGCTGAACTTTGTTCAAAGAAGTCGAATTGACGTTGGTTTTGTTCACCAATTAATGTAGTGACAGCGCCTGTAACGTCATCACGAATTTTAACTGGTAGTGGATCCCAAGTTGGCTTACCAGCGTAGTTGATTTTACTGTTGTAAATTTCAATTACTTGGTTTGCAAATTTAACACTAGGACGGCCACAATCTTGAACTTGTTTTGTAAGTTCTGTTGGGCTGTTGCCAGAACCAAAGTTTTCAAACGTTAGTCTGAAACGATACTTCAACTTAGGCATTAACATGCCTTGTGAAGCTGCACTTTGGTCGCTTGCTAGTGGTACTGTAAAGTTAGATAATGCTGCGATTGCCATTTAATGTTCTCCTGATTATGCGCCAAGACCAGCTATAGCACCAGTGTTTTCTAGACGTAATGGTATATAGATGAATTCGACTGATTTGACTGGTTCAATTGCTATGTCAACATGCAATTCGTTGGCATCAATTCTTGCTGGTGTGTTATTTGACTTATCGCAAACTACTACGAAGTCATATAACGCACGTTTAGCTGTTAGATCAAGTAACATTTTTTCAATTTGTTGTTTGATCTGGTTACGTGTAACAGTATCGTTTGGCTCGAAGATGTATGGTTTAGCGATTGCATTTAGTTGGTAACGTAAGTAAATTACTAAACGTGCAACGTTAATACGATCTAAGCTACTTGCAACTAGCTGACGTGTGTATTGTCCGTAAACTACTAGACCTGTGCCTGCAAGATATGTAATTGGGTTTACATGGATGCTAGCCAATGTGTCACGTTGTCCACCGTTCAATGCAACTGTGTTAAACTCGCCTGTGTTAATATCAACATAGCCTACTGAGCTTGCATTTGTTACACCACCACGACGTACACCAGCTGGTGCAAACCATGGATAAGAAACGTTATCGCTTAGAGCGATTGTACGCAACATAATGTGACTTGGAGGAACAACAATGTTGTTACCGATTAAGTCTTGTGAGTAACCCCATGGATAGTAAACTGCGCTGTAAGCACTAGTTTCAATTAATCCTACTGGACCGTCGATTGCTGCACCTGCTGTGTTATTACCCCAGTTGCTCAATGAAGTAGCATCTGGTGTTAAGTGTGCTGGAGCATCTAATACGATAAATGCGCTTGTACCGTTGTCAGTGTTCAAACCAACTAATGCACTAGCTGTTTCCAAGTATCCTGGGCAAGCCAACAAGTTGAAAATAACTGTGTCTGGTTGACGAATACCTTGGTTGCTTTCGATAACTGCTGTTAATGCTTCTAACACTACAGCACGTTGAGCTGCACTACCAAATGTACCTGCACCATTCAATTGATTTGGTGCTGCACTTACCCAACGATTTGGCCAATATGAACCCATTGAGCTTGGTGTACCGCTTGGTTGATACATGTAGTTTAAGTTGTTAGTGTTAACATAGTTAACAACATATTTCTTAACGTTGAATCCTGAACGACGTAGGTTCCATAACAATGTTCCTGCTGGATACAATGCTGGATTAGGTGCGTCAAAGTCTACAAAGTCTGTAGTTAACAATGCTTGGATTGTACTTTCTGCATCACCTTTTGTAACACCACCGTCAACACTCCAACGTGCATCTGCGAATACAATACCGTTTGATGTTGTTGAATCTCCGTTGTTTACTAGTACCCACTTGGTTGTAACTGCGTTGTACTTGTAAATTTCTGGGAATTGACTGATAGTAGCTGTGCTAACCCAAATATCACCGTGCTGTAATGCTGCACCTGAACTGTTCTTAGTTGGTTGTGTAGCACTTACAATTGGACCGTTAGCGTCAGTTTGTGTTGCGCCATTTGTATAACCAACACCGCCGTTAACAATAACTTTACCAGCTGTTGAAGCATAACCTCTCCAGTGTGTTCCGTCATTAATCATAATATCAACATCAGTAATATCGCTGTTGTACCATAATGTTTGATCTGCTGGGTATGTTGTTGGAGCACTTGTACCTACTGTTACAAATCCGCTTGTGCTTGTTTCTGTAACTGTAGAAATCCATAAACTTGCAACAAATGTAGTTGTACTTGCACCGCCTACTCCGTCTATCAATGCTGCATTGCTGTAGAAGTTATATACAGATGATTGTGGGAACAATATAGTAATTGGAGTACCTGTTCCGTCTACAAATATCATTTCACCACCAGCCAAGTGACTGATGCTGATTGAGTTGTTAGAACTATTTAGGCTAGCTACAATGTTTGAATCACTAACTGCTGCTTGGAACGCTGTCAAGAATGCTGCGGCATCTGTTGTTGCGCCAGTAGCTGTAAATGATACTGTAACTGGTGTAGTTGGGCTTGATTGACCGGGAACACTATTACTAAATGTAAATGTGTATGAACCAGCTGCCAATGTTTTGCTTGTTCCGCCTACAACTGCTACGCCAGTAATAGTTGTTGCGCCAACGCCACTACGTTGATAGATTTTAAAGTTGCTTAGTGCTGGACTTTGTTCGTCATCGTTGTATTTTACATACAATGCACCTTGTGCTAAGTTAGCACCACCGCCTACTGGATCTAATGTTGCTAGAGCTGCTGAAGCACTTGGGAACAAACTTACTGTTTGTGTTAACCAAGCTGATTGAGCTGCGTTATATTTCTTAATAATCCAATTTGCACCTTGGTTAACTGGAGTTGTCTTAATCCATAGAGAACCTGTTGGTTTTGGTGCACCACTATATGTACCATAGTTTGGTGGAGTATAGTGTGGAGCGATTGTTAATGTTGGAGCGTAGAATGTTGGGCTACCTGTCCAACCTGCCGCTGTTGCAATAGTACCAGTTACGCTGAACGCTGTACCTGTTGAATATAGATACAAGTAGTTGTTACTGTCTGCACGAGCTGTAACGCCTGGGATACTAGCTGCATTAATAGCTGTTGCCAATGCGCTAACTGTGCTTACACCGCCTACTGGATGTGCTGTACCATTAACTGTAATGATAAGTGTATCAGCTGTATCAGTAACGCTCATTGATTCTGATGTAACTGGGCTAGAATAAGATTGGTTAACAGTATATGTACCAACACCACCTGCTGTATAGAAACTGTAAGTTCCGCTAGCTTGTGCTGTTAATGTTACTGGATTACCAGTAGCTGCACTGACTAGTGTAACTGTACTGCTGTTCAAACTGATGATTGTTCCAGCTGGGATACCTGTACCAGTAATCAACTGTCCACTAACCACGCCAGTAACTGTTGTTAAGTTGAATGTACTTGCACCACTTGCACCGCCACTTGAATAAGTTGCAGTAGCAGCCGCACTAGCTGTGCTGGTTAATTGTCCAACAATTTGTGTGTTTGGTGTTAAATTAGAACCAGATAACAAATCACCGTTAGCTAGTGTACCAACCACTGTACCTGATACAGTTAATGTTGTTCCGCTAATAGCACCTGTAAATGTTTTAGGTGTGCCTGCGTTAATCGATGCAATAGCATTTGTTGATGTAGCTGCTGGCCAGCTCTTAGTCCAGTTTGAACTACCAACTTCAACCCACACACCTGCGGCTGTATCTGTTAATGGTTTCTTGTACCATAACTTCAACAATGTTGTAGTAGCTACTAGAGCATATTGGTTAACTTGACCATAACTAGCTAGTGGTTGTCCACTGCTTAATAATGTTGAGTCAGTGATAACTGTGATTGATTGGCTTGTAAATGTTTGTCCGCCGGTTACTGTAGCTGCGGCACTGTTCCACTCAAATACACCAAAGTTTGTATCTGTTGTGTCTAACCACACTGTGCCATCTGCTGGAGCACTGGTTGGAGCACTTGCACTTGCTACTAATTGACTTGTGTCAATATCTGCACGTACTACATAAGCACGGTTACTAACTCCCAAGAAGCTATAAGCTGCTTGTAAGCCATATTCGTTTAATTCGCCAGCGTTAACTGGATTGTTTTCTGCGTCAGTTTGGAAGTAAGGAATACCAAAAGTATTGCCAAGATCCATTTGACTTGTTAACAAGTATACTGTTCCAGCGTTTGCTGGGATTGTTCCTGGGGCAATTCCTGTCCCAGCTGAATTCATTTTGTTTGCTGCTGATGCAACGATAATTAAAGGTACTGTACCTGGGGCGCCCGGAGTGTAGAACGATTCGTCTACTACTGTTACGCTTACGCCTGGTGAACTTAGTTGAGCCATATTAGAATCTCCATGTGAACATGTTCTGTAATGTATTTATAGCATTTTTGGATTTTATGCTTTATATACGCCAATGAAAAGGTTCAAAAAGGCCAGGTTTTTATTAAATAAAAGCATGAGACCACTATGTGCTTGCGGTATGCGTCCTGCCGCTGTAAACTATAAGAAAAACGGAAAAACGTTCTATAGAAGTCTGTGCAACGTGTGTCTCAAACATGGAGAGCATGCCGGTGTTCCCAAGTGGTTCCGATCAGGATACCGTTTAAAGAATTCTTGTGATAAATGCGGGTTCAAAAGCTCGCATAAGGAAGTGTTTGCCCCGTTTCATGTGGACGGCGATTTAAATAACTGCCGCCCAGCTAACTTAAAAACTGTATGTGCTAATTGCGCTCGAGTCCTGCATAAAGAGGGCGTTCGTTGGCGTCAAGGGGATCTTGTTCCGGATTTATAAGTGCTTGTACTTTGGCATACAGGTCATCAATACTAGTATCATTAGTCAAAACATGGTCAAATTTAGTGCCAACCCAAGCAGTTTCGCTAGCGTGAATTCCTAGTTTCATTATGCGAGTTTTTGCTAACATATAGTTCATACACGCATCGCCGGCATTCATGTCTGCAGCATCTCGGTACCATTCAGGTTCTGCACCACGTTTTACACGGATAACAATTCCGCCAGCATTTTTGATTGATTTAATTTCGTTAGGAAAACGGCAGTCACTAATGACTATGTCATCTTTTGAGTTGCGTAGTTTATTCTCTAAGCTGGCAATCCACATATCATCGTGGAAACCATTACGGCATACTTCTGTGCCCCATTGTTGCAGTATCCAACGGGGAGTAAGTTCGGGCATGTTTAAGCGGTTGGCCCACCAAGGATCTACTTGTTCTCGCCATTCACGGGCTTGTTTTGTGCGCCCTTCTAGCATAGTTCTATCCCACCCAAAAACTACACTGACAGCATCTTTTAAGCTGTTGGCAAAACTTTCTCGTCTATAACCGTGAAAATTAACTAGATAATCGGCAATAGTATCTTTGCCTGAACCAATAAAACCGCACACACCTATAATCATACGAGCCCCTTGTAGATATACTAGTATATAACAGTTTT